CTCTTACGGTGTGAATTAGCGCTGGCTCATAAATATCAATCTTTTTACGAAGATATGAAACATAGGTCTCAACAATTCCCATATCTCCTCTAAAGTCATACTGCCAAACATGATCTAAAATTTGTGATTTACTCACAACACGATCAGCATTAATCATTAGATATCTAAGCAGTAGAAACTCAGTAGGTGAGAGATCAATTAATTTTCCAGCTCTGCGCACCTCATGGGTTGCTTCATCTAATTCAAGATCGGCAAATCTAATCTTCTCTTCATCAGCTATAACCTCAACTGCGCCGGTACGGCGAAGTAGCGCGCGAAGACGAGCTACTAACTCTTCAAGTGAGAATGGCTTTGTCACATAATCATCGCCACCAATTGTTAAGCCAGCGATCTTGTCCTCAGTTGAATCCTTAGCTGTTAAAAATAAAACTCCAACATCATGGCCTTCACTGCGAAGCTGGCGGCATACCTCAAAACCATTTTGATCTGGCAACATCACATCAAGAATTAATGCATGGGGTTTAAACTCCTGCGCAATTTGCAGCGCCTGCGCGCCGGAAGAAGCGGTGCGAACATCAAAGCCAACAAACTTAAGACTGGTGGCAATTAACTCACTGATGCTGTTCTCATCATCTACAACGAGAATTCGCTGCGTACTTTGATTTACCTGATCTGAATTGCTAACTCTTTCTTTAAGAGCGGTCATTTGGCATCACCTCGAGGTAGATCATTATCTACCATCCTGAGGATTTACTGAGAATCGGGTGCGATTTAACCCTGTCTTTTAACACTGCGCAGCATAATTTGAGCAACATCTAAGACCTCAACAGCGCTATCCCTAGCCACCATGCCATCAGAGACCATCACTCTACAAAATGGACAGGCGACTGCAACCTCTTGGGCACCGGTTGCTATCGCTTCATCTACTCGATTTAAATTAATTCTGGAACCAATTTTTTCTTCCATCCACATTCGACCTCCCCCTGCGCCACAACAAAATGATCGCTCCTGATTTCTTGGCATCTCATTTACTTCAACACCAGCTGATTCAAGTAATTCACGTGGTGGCTCATAGATTTGATTGTGTCGGCCAAGGTAGCAAGGATCATGGTAGGTAAGTTTTTTAGCATCTGTTTTATTAGGTGCTACCGGTTTTAATCTACCCTCTTTAACTAATTGATTAAGTAATTGGGTGTGGTGAACCATCTGTAATTCAAATCCTTGCTGTTTGTAATCACGGCCAATTGTTGTAAAGCAGTGTGGACAGGTAACAACAACTTTTTTAACACCACGGGTGCCAAAGGTCTCTTGCAATGTTTCAATATTTTCTCTAGAGAGTATCTGGTATAAAAACTCATTACCGCTGCGGCGTGCTGGATCTCCCGTACAGGTCTCTTTCTTTCCTAACACACCAAACTTAACTCCTGAGATATATAAAAGCTCCGCGACCGCCTTAGTAGTTTTCTTTGCTCGCTCTTCATAAGCTCCTGCACATCCAACCCAAAATAAATACTCCACATCCTCTGGAATTACAGATTCAATTACGGTAATTGGAAAATCAACCTCGCTGATCCAAGCATCACGATCGACTCGGTTAGCCCCCCTGTCTTTCCTGGCAATATCTCCCCGATGCAGTCCGAGACGATGCTGGACAGTCCTTTTAAGACCCGACCCGATCCAGATCAATGACAACTAAGCCCAGAAAGTCCAAAGCCCTACGAGGGGCAACCAAACCAAGGCTTCACAGCCCACTTCTAAAGGGCGAAAACAAGCTGCAAGATGTCAAGGATCTTTGTGAAATCGTCAAGATGCCTTTGATGCCTTGGCAGGAGTTCGTTCTTAAAGACATGCTCACTATTGACAAGAAGGGCATGTGGATTCGTAAAACAAACCTCATTTTGGTTGCTCGGCAGAACGGCAAGACTCACTTGGCGCGTATGCTAATCCTTGCTCACCTTATCAAGTGGAATACCAATGTCCTCATCATGTCCTCTAACAGAAGCATGGCTCTGGACACCTTTCGACAAGTCACTCACCTATTGGAGACAAATGACCACCTTAAAGGATTCGTTAAACAAATCAGACACGCAAACGGCACAGAGTCAATTGAGATGTTATCTGGAGCAAGGCTTGATGTTGTTGCAGCAACTAGAGACGGATCTCGCGGACGAAGTGTCAATGGATTGCTTTACATCGATGAAGTCCGAGAAATTACAGAAGATGGATTTAGAGCTGCTACTCCTACGACTAGAGCTCATCCAAACTCTCAGACGCTTCTTACCTCTAATGCAGGAGACGCTTTCAGCACTGTCCTTAACGACTTACGAGAACGAGCTATTGACTATCCGCCAAAGTCTTTTGGATTCTATGAATACTCAGCCCCTCAATACTGCAAGATAACTGACAGAAATGCATGGGCTTTGGCTAACCCCTCACTGGGGTACACAATTACGGAGGAAGCGATTGAAGAAGCGATTGCTACATCTCCTATTGAAAATACGCGCACTGAAACGCTTTGCCAATGGATCGACTCATTAAGTAGTCCGTGGCCTCATGGCGTATTAGAAGATACTTCCGATAACACCCTAGAAATGTCGGCTGGGTCTTATACTGTATTCGGTTTCGATGTCAGTCCGTCTAGGCGCAACGGATCATTAGTCGCAGGACAATTACTGCCAGATGGACGGATTGGCATCGGGATTTTGGAGACTTATAGCTCTCAGGTTGCTATTGATGAGCTAAAGATGGCGGCATCTATTAAAGGCTGGTGTGATATTTATAAGCCGCGCTTAGTTTGCTTTGACAAGTACGCCACTCAGACTATTGCAGATCGCTTAGGCAATGCTGGAGTCATGGTCGAAGATGTCTCAGGGCAACAGTTTTACAAAGCCTGTGGAGATCTATTAGAAGGCTTGGTCAATGGTCGTGTTGTTCATAATGGGCAGGCAGAACTGATCCAGCAGATGAATAACTGTGCAGCTAAAGTCAATGACTCGGCTTGGCGCATTATCAAACGAAAGTCTGCTGGAGATATCTCAGCACCTATTGGCTTGGCAATGGTCGTAAGCAAGTTGATGATTCCAGTTGCTAAACCTCAAATCTATACTTAGACACGCCCTAGCACATTGTCTAATTGCTTGACAAATGCTACACTTTCTGTCTATGGGTAAATTATTGCAAGCATTTGGCCTAGAGTCTAAGCCACAATTACAAGCTCAATCCGCGCCACAGGTCCTTGGCGAGTATTCACCTTATGCAATGCCTTTTCAATATGCTTATGTATCCAGAGAAGAAGCTTTGTCTGTACCAGCATTACAAAGATGCCGTAATCTTTTGGCTGGTACTATCGGTGCAATTCCTCTAGAGCTTTACAAGAAATCTACCAATGAAGAACTTGGCTCACCTGCATGGTTGGAGCAACCTTCATATTCACAGCCACGATCTGTAACAATTGCTTACACCGTCGAATCTTTACTTCTATATGGCCAATCATTCTGGAAGGTCGTTGAAGTTTATTTAGAAGATGGTCGTCCGTCTCGCTTTGAATGGATTGCTAACAATCGCGTAACTATCACTTTAGATAGCACAAACACATTTGTTAAGTCTTATGCAGTCGATGGAATGACTTTACCAATGGACGGATTGGGATCGCTTGTAACCTTCCAATCTTTATTGCCGGGAATCCTTAATACAGGGGTACAAACAATTCGTGCGGCTATAGATGTTCAAAAAGCAGCAGCAATTGCAGCCAACACTCCAATGGCAACTGGTTACATCAAAAATACTGGAGCAGATCTAGACCCTAAAGAAGTTTCTGGTTTGTTAGCTGCGTGGAAGCAAGCGCGCAATAATCGTTCGACTGCTTACCTTACATCTACACTTGAATACAACCCAGTTTCATACTCACCTAAAGAGATGATGTATGCAGAAGCAATTCAAAATCTTGCAACAGAAATTGCGCGTCTATGCAATGTGCCAGCAATTTATGTTTCAGCAGATCAAAACTCCAGTTATACATATCAAAATGTCAATGACGAAAGGCGTCAGTTTCTGACTCTATCTCTGCAACCATTCGTTAGTGCCATTGAAGATCGTCTATCTATGGATGATATCACTGCGCGTGGGAATGTTGTTAAGTTTGATATTGACAAGAACTTCTTGCGCACTGATCCAATGGAAGAACTAGCAGTAATCGAAAAATTGCTTAGCTTGAACCTAATTACTCAGGAGCAGGCTATGGAAATGACTGACCTAACACCTAATGGAAGCCAAGGTATGCAATGAACCAAGTAATTACCTTCTCAGCTGAACTCACAGCAGACTCAGCAAGTCGCACAATCTCAGGCAAAATCGTGCCTCTGAATGTTGAAGCAGGATCTACAAATATGGGCAAAGTGATCTTTGCATCTGGATCTATCGACATTGCAGATCCTAAAGCAATCAAGTTGCTAAGCCAGCATGACACAAAGAAGCCTTTAGGTCGCATGGTTTCATTTAGCGAGTCAGAAGATGCAATTCATGCAGTCTTTTCTGTCAGTCGCTCACAGCGCGGTACAGAGGCTTTGATCCTTGCAGAAGAAGGATTGCAGTCAGGTTTGAGTATTGGCGCAGAAGTCCTGAAGTCAAAGATCAAGGACGGCATTACTTATGTTTCCTCAGCTAGGCTTGTAGAAACGAGCCTTGTCACAGAGCCCGCATTTAAATCGGCTCAAGTCACAGATATTGCAGCAGAATCATCTGCTGTAGAAGAAGAAACCCAACCAACAGAAAGCGAGACAGCCACCGTGGAAGAAACCACTCCAGCAGTCGAAGCAACACCAGTTGAAGCACCAGCGGTTGAAGCTGCTCGCCCAACTGTTTCAGCAGCATACTTCACAAAGCCACGCATCGAATTGACAGCAGCTAAGTATGCAGAAAACTCAATCCGTGCAGCACTAGGTGATGAGACAGCTCGTCAGTACCTACGCGCAGCAGATGACACAACAGATAACGCTGGTCTAGTACCAACACGCCAACTATCTGAAATTATCAACCCACTAGGAACAACAATCCGTCCTTCAATCGAAGCAATCTCTCGTGGAGTATTGCCAGATGCAGGTATGACTTTCGAGATCCCAAAGATCACAGCAATGCCAACAGTTGCAGAGACAGCAGAAAACGCAGCGTTCTCAGATACAGATCAAAACTCATCATTCTTGTCAGTAACAGTTAAGAAGTACGCAGGACAGCAGACATTCTCTGTTGAACTTCTAGATCGTACATCTCCAGCATTTTTTGATGAGCTAGTACGCAACATGGCTGCAGCTTACGCAAAGGCAACAGATGCAGCAGTTCACGCAGGAATCTTTGCAGGTGCTACACTTGACAGCACATCAATTGCAACATATCCAACAGCAACAGAATTGCTAGGATATATTTCACGCGGTGCAGCTTCTGTCTATTCTGCAACAGCAGGATTACCAAATCCATTTGCTCGCAACCTCATTGCTAACACTTCACAATGGTCAAACTTGATGTCACTGAATGACACAGGTCGTCCAATCTACAACGAAGTAACAAACCCAATGAACCAGCCAGGATCTGCAACTCCAACTGCTCTACGCGGTCGCGTTGCTGGACTTGATCTATTTGTGACAGCAAATGTTGCTACAGCAAATAACACAGACAAAGATGGCTCACTACTTATTGTGAACCCAGATGCGTACACATGGTACGAGTCACCAACATACCGCCTACGCGCTGAATCAACAGCAGCAGGATCGGTAACAATCGGTTACTACGGCTTTGGAGCACTTGCTACAAAGGTCGGCGCTGGCGCGTTTGCTGTAAACAAGACCTGATAGAAACACACTAAGTCGCTCTAGGGGGTCAGTAGCCCTCTGATCCCCTAGAGTCTTTAGAAAGGAATGGGAATGGCACTTACAACAGTTTCAGAACTCCGCAGCACTCTCGGAGTCGGTACCTTGTATACTGATGCCGTCCTTCAAGAAGTATGCGATGCCTCTGATGCAGTCCTTCTTCCAATGCTATGGAACAACTACACATTTAATGTGGCACACAGCAACACAACAACAGAGGGCACACTATATTTTAATGAATCTATAAAAGATGTTTTTTATGTAGGTCAAACAGTAACTATTACTGGTAATGGCGCACAACATAACGGATCTAAAGCAATTACTGGTATGAGCGATACATCTATCACTTATGCGGTGACAGGATCCCCAACAGCACAGCCTCGACATACAGTTACACCTTTTGGACAAGTTGCAGCCGTGGCAACAGTTGATTACACGACTGACACAGCAATTCAGAACGCAGCTTTAATGATATCTGTTGAAATCTGGCAAGCGCGTACAGCCACCCTTTCAGGCAGTAACGCTGTCGATTTCCAGCCAAGCCCTTACCGAATGAGCGCACAGCTCCTCGCTAAGGTGCGAGGATTGATCGCACACGCGCTAGACCCTCGCTCAATGGTGGGCTAATGCCGCCAGTAGCGATAACAACACTCCGCACTACTTTAGCCACCGCGCTAGTAGATAACACTAAATATCAAGTCTTTGCTTTTCCGCCTGCCACAGTTCTTGCTAACTCTGTGATCGTATCTCCGGACGATCCTTACCTAACACCTAGCAATAACCAGCACATTACTATCAGCCCAATGGCTAACTTTAAGATTATTATGACTGTGCCACTCTTTGACAATGAGGCAAACCTTAACGGCATTGAAGATACTGTCTGTGGCGTGTTCGCTAAGCTTGCAGCATCATCTTTGGTCTATAATGTAAGCGCAATCAGCGCACCAAGTATTCTCAACGCTGCATCGGGTGACCTACTCAGCTGTGAGATGTCCGTATCAATCCTTACGAGTTGGAGTTAATTATGTCCGATTGGGAAAAAGAGAACGAGGCCTTTCTGATCAAGATCGGACAGGTTGCACCATCAACACCTAAGCCAGTAACCAAGAAAGAAGAGGAATAATCTCATGGCTGTATTTCTAAATAACAATGTGGGCGTGAAGATTAACTCTGTTGATCTTTCAGACCATGTAACGGCAGTAACAATTAACCGCGTATTCGATGAACTCGAAGTAACTGCAATGGGTGACTCAGCACACAAGTTCGTAAAGGGCTTAGAATCATCAACAGTAACAATCGATTTTCTAAATGACACAGCAGCAACAAATGTTCTAGCAACACTACAAGCTGCATGGGGAACAACTGTCACAGCAGTATTCCTACAGACAAAGGGAACAGCAGTCTCAGCGACTAACCCTCTTTACACTGTTTCAT